ATATCACTGTTACAGGTGGTCGCGTTGCATCGATTGGCGTTGTTAGCGCTGGCAGCGGATATCAGCCAAACGCAACAGTCACAATTACTGATTTAAGTATTGCGAAAGCTGGCAAAGGCGCAAGGGCCACAATCAATGGGCTAGATATCAATGGTGGAATCACGGGAATTACCCTGCAGGCTGTTGGTTCTGGAGCCATCATATCTGCGACCATCAATAACACGTCTCAAGTGGTCAATGGCTTGATCATTAATAGCCCGGGTGAGGGTTATGTCATTCCGCCGAGGCTTTCATTTACTGGCGGCGGCGGGACAAATGCTGCTGGAACGTGTACCATTACAACGTCATTCCTTGAATACATTGAAGTAACCAATGGAGGATCTGGCTATACGCAGGCTCCCGCAGTAACGATCAGTGGCGGCGGCGGAACAGGCGCAACTGCAACTGCCGTTGTGTCTGGTGGTCAACTTGTAAAAGTTAATGTGGTCACCAAAGGCACGGGATACACTGGCAATCCTACAATTACGTTTACTCCTTCAACGGGCGTATTTGTCTCTTTTACAACCACAGGAACATTTCCAAGCCCAATTACTCAAGGCGCGTCCTACCGAGCAGAACAGCCATTTTCATCGTCCAGCTTTACAATCACCAACGTCGATTACAGTCCCGTAAATATTACTAGCGTTGGAACGGGACAGTTTTATGTGCTGATTTCTAGATCATTTGCTGTTGGATTCACTAATAAATGGGTTGGAGACTTTGATGGGCTTAATACTGGTCAAGGAGTATATTTTGCTTCTGATTACAATCTGCCGAGCACAACCCCATCTATTGATAAAGGAACGACTCAATTTTTCCTCAATATTGACGCAGGAAATCAGACGGCTCGTATTTACAACACTGTTGGAAATGCTAACGCTGGAGGTACTACAGGGTTAATCACTGTAACAGCTTTTGGAACGGGTCAGGCATACTATGCTTTGCGAGTTTCGGCATCTCCGTTGCCATATCAAAATCGAATTAATCCTGATAGCGTTCAATTTTTGCAGGAAAACGAAGTTGTGCGGTTTTCTTCTTCTGGAACCCTGCCTTCTCCTCTTGTTGCGGGTACGGACTACACAATCAAAATTTTTGGTGACGATGTTAAGGTATATTCCAACAATGCCTTAGTAACGATTACCACTCCGGGGACAGGTCAACTCAGCCTCGACTTGGATAGGACAGTAACAGCGGTTCCATCTACAAGCATTGTAGAGACGGCATCGCTTTACTCGACAGGACAAGCCATCACGGTGCGTCCAAGAGACGGGGATTCTCTTCCTAATCCTCTGGTTGCGGGGGCGAACTACTACGTCAGGAAGTTGGATTCTGACGAGTTTGAACTGTATAGCACCGAAGCTCAGGCCAGAAACCTAGCTTCAACTGTCGGACGTGTTTCCTATCAGACAGCGGGAAATAGCGCCGACAGCACTTTTATTATAGACTCAATTGAACCTCCTACTTTGGTGAAATCAATCCAACAAATTGAAAAGCCAAAGACAGATGGATTTGTGTCTTTGTACGCTTACGATTACGGGCGCAGTAATGACATGACCCTGATCGGACAGTACCATCCTGCCGACATTAATCCTCAGTACAGGAGAATTCGACTTGGTCAGCCATGTTCTTGGGCGAGGATTGTGTATCGGATCAAACATCCAACGGTTGAGTCGCTTTATGATTTTCTTCCCTTGGAGAATGAACGGGCAATTCTTGCAGCGCTTCATGCGGTAGACCTAGAAGACAAAGACTTTGCCGAGCAGGCTCAGCGCTATTGGACAATCGCCATAGCGTACCTGAAAAATCAGCAGGAAAGTATTGAAGGACACGCAATGGCTACCCCTCAGATCAATAACATTACTTACGGGGATGGCACAGATGTGGTTATGCAATGAAGTCCGATCAAATCAACGCTGGAAGGCTTGTAAAAAGCACTGCTGGCTGGACTCAGGGAGTTAACAGCGTCAGGAATGCTTGGGCGCTTCCTGAAAACCAACTGAAGTGGGGCGTCAATGTTACCGTCAGGGGCGGCATTGCCCAAACGCGCCCCGGCTATGCAATGCGCCTTTCTTTGCCGCCGGGAAATATACAGGGAGGAGTTTTTTTTGCAGCTAACAAACAATCTCAGGCCGCTGAGAAAAAAACTGTCAACGGACAGCTAATCACCATTCCAAGACAAATTTTCGACGTTGATGGCAAAGGAGTGGCGAAGGACGAACTGCCATACATCTTGTTTGCTGTTAGCGGAAACGTCTATTTTGCCCCGTTCCCACTAGTACAGCCCAAGAATTGGGACGATTATCGGCTGCGCGGCATCAAGCTAGATGAAGATGTCTCGCAATGCGTATTCACGCTGGCAACTAGATCGGCCACTACCTCCACTGGCGGCGATACAACGGTTACTCCATCGCACCGTATCGTGATGATTCAGGACGGAATTTCTTCTCCAGCTTATTGGGACGGATCAAACCGCACAGGAGTTCAAAGCGATAAGATTCCTGTTGGGACGTGGATGGCATTTTCTGGAAATAGACTTTGGATTGCCGACAACAATCTTGTTCTGGCCTCAGATTTGGGAGATCCCACAAGCTGGCTTGAAAGAACGTCAGGGGCAGGCAGAGGGGATTTCAGTTTTTCAAGGCCCGTAACTGGACTTGTATCTTATGTCGGCCAAAACACTGACACGCGACTGATTGTTTTTACTGATAGGTCAACATTCTCACTGGCGTCAGGAATTTTGGACAGATCTGCATGGGCATCTACGGCAAACTTCCAGAATACGCTGTATCCAACTGTCGGATGCGTTGCTGGCAAAAGCATAGCGTTTCAGGCTGGACAAATGTGGTGGTATTCTCAAGGCGGATTGGTTGCTGCTGACGTTGCTGCCGCCTCATATTTGTCATCTCAGGTTTTGTACAAAGATGTCGAGATGGCGCGTACAAAGCGCTACATGGCTGGAGATCAGAAGCAAATTTGCGCTGCATCTTTTGAAAATTACCTTCTTTACTCTGTCCCTTACCTAGAACCCGTAAATTCGGCCACAATGGTGCTCGACTATGCGGCGGCATCTGAGTGGGGTCAGGCGCGAAACCCCGCTTGGTGTGGCGTTTGGGAAGGCACAAGGCCCGTTGAGTGGACGGGTGGCGTGGTTGATGGTCAGCCAAGGTGCTTTCACTTTTCTTTGGATTACACGGCTACAAACGATGGTTCTTACAACCATCTTTGGGAGTCTTTCATGCCAGAACGCACGGACTCATATTTGCGGATCAACCAAGACGGCAGCACAACGGAGTTCTATAACCGCATTTATAGCCAGATTGAAACCGCTCAGCTTGGTGATGGCATGGATCTAAAGCAATTTGTGTATGCCGAGATTGAATGCAAAGAGATCGGAGGCACTGTTGATGTGCGAGCCAGCTTCAGGGGAAGCAAGGGATCATACCAGAATGTTCTAGACCGCAGAATTTTGGCAATTACCGAGCCTCATCAATACAAAAATACACCGTTTGAAGAAGAAATCAGTGAATTGGGCTTTCTAAATACCCAATATAGGCGCTTGGTTACCGAAAGCGCTACGCGCAATGCACGTTATGAAACGTGCGAAAGCCCCCTGACCGCAGACATAGACAAAGCCTTTTCTGTTTTGATCGAATGGTGCGGTGAGCTAGGCGTGGAAGTTGTCAGGGTATTCCAAGATCCTTGGAGCGAGAAGTCTGTGGGCAATCCTAACACAAACGAAACCCTGACTTGCGTTGTTGGAGAGAGCGGAGATTCCATAAAGATCGATATTCTTCCGAGTCCGCAGGACAGTCCTCTTGGTGAAAACAAGACGTTTTTCGCCAAGGTATTCAAGACGGTTACGCTGCCATGCGTTGGTTTCCCGTCAATTTCAGCAACAGCCTCTGCCTCATATCTTTCCTTTATTTCTTTTGCCCATGCCGAGGAACAAGCTGGCGTTTTGGCGCTTCAGGCCGCAAATGCGGCGGCAGTGCAGTATAAAATCTCTAATCCTTGCTAATATGCCCAATATTTCACAGGCCGCTGTTCCAGTTACGAGCTTTCCGAACAAGTTCATCAGTCCCTTTTCGGATACTAGCATGGTTCCGCTGTATTCATCGATCCCCTTCACGGCATACAAAGATCCCGAATGCCTTCCGTGCGCTGTTTGCGGCAGCTTTACGGAGAGGATTAAAGTTATTCAGGAGCAGGCTGCAAAATTCGCTGGATATACTACCAAAAATGAGGTTTTTGTGGGTAGAGCATAACATGAATAGACGCATAAATTACAAATTGTTGAGACATGGAACCAACGAATTCCTTGAGGCTATAGATTTTGCTCAAGAGTTTAATCACGAAATCAAAGAACATCCGAATATTAACGTCCTTGGACATTACAGAGATGGGAGGCTTGTTGGATATTCGGATTGGGTTTATATCCCGACAATTTATCCAGCATTTCATCCTGAACACACAAAGCCAAAAGACGTTTTTTCTGTAATAAATGATTTTGTTAGCCATGTACAAATGTCTGGATCACTCGCTTATATTGGAGTTCCTACAGCAGATAAGCGTCCAAATTTTCCTAATGAGGTAATGACAAAAATAGGTCTTACTCCATTGAACCGAGAAATCTACGAAATCAAAGAACCTAAGGAGTAATTATATGGGCGGATCACCAGCAACAGTAAACCCCGGCGATTACATCAAGCGCCCTTCTATGGACATGGAAGCGGCTTTGTTGGGTCAGAAAAACCAGATGGGCCTGATGTTTTTGAAAAATCAGGCTGATATGCTGAAGCTGGCCTCAAATATTACGCCACAGATGCAGGAGTTTAGTCCTGAACAAGTATCCCGCGAAGCTGGAGAACTTGGCATGGCAAACCTTGCCAGATCCCGCAAATACGAAGAACTTGCAAGCCCTGAAGCAGCGCAAATGCGCCGAGACGTTCCGAGGCGACTTCAAGAGGCCACTTCCAAAGATGCTTGGAAAAAGCAAATGGAAGAATGGGCAAAAACAAAAGGAATCCCTGCAATGTCGGCTACTGGAATCGATCCAGACAGCACCATTTCCCGCTCTGCTTTGTTCGATATGTCTACTCAGGCAGGAAGAGATTTTGAATTGGGCAACATCGCCGCGCAACAAGGCTATGTTAATGCTTATGGCGCTCCTACGGGAGGACTTGATCCGGGCGCATTGATGGCTGGAAAGCAAGCTGCCGAAGTCGCCAATCAAGAAGCCATAGGCCGCTGGCAAGCTGGACTTCTTGGCGCTGCACAAGGTCTTGGAGCGTCTGCTGCAGACTTTGGAAACACTGGAATTTCAGATTTGCTTAGCCTCTCACAGGCGAACAGAGCAAATCAGCAGGCATACCAACAAATGCTTTATCAGGGCGCTGTTCAAAATGCGGCGTCCCGAAATGCACAGCAAGGAGCCTTGCTTGGAATGGGTGGTCAGTTGGGCGGAATGGCATTAATGGCGGGAGCTACTGCTTACTGATGAAAGATTTGCTAAACAGCACAATTGAGCGAGCGCTTAAATGGCATAAGCGTTGGCCCAAGGCTGTTGTCTTATGGTCAGGAGGCAAAGATTCAACCGTTTTGCTTCATATTATAAGATATAAGTGCAAAATCGATTTGCCTGTTGTCCATTGGAGGGAGCCGAAGTTAAGGCATAGGTATGCATATGCTGATGAATTAATTAAAAAATGGGATCTTGAAGTCTATGACTATCCTGCATCTAAGATTGCCTTAACTGATGGGCCAGACACCGAAACTGGCATTCATCGTCTTGACGTTTTGAAATATTATCAGTGGGGAAAGGCTTGCATGGTTATGTGCCTAGGAACCGAGCGGCCAAAAGATGGCGAGACGTTTTTGTGTGCTGTTGATGACTGTCTTAATAGACCAACAGGATTTTTTAGCTGGCCTTGGGATGCAGCTTATATCGGAACAAAAAACTCAGATGAAGATTTGATTAAGGGATCAATTCCTCTGTCTATGGACATTCGCTACTCAAGCGGATCTCCAATTAGTTTGTATCTTCTGCGAGATTGGACAGACGAAGATATATTTTCTTACATGGAGTCTGAAAATATTACACCTGATCCTAGTCGATATATAAAAGAAAACGGACAATGGAAAAACAATCCAGACAAGTCAAATAATGCTGATTTCTATCCAGTATGTTTTAACTGCGTAGACCGACGAGGCCCGAAACACGTTTACTGTCCAAAACTCAATGGAACAATTTCAAACATATCGTCATTGGCTCCCTATGAAGATCTCGTAATTGATGATTTAGGGGTGCGTCCAGTTGTTTGGGAAAATCAACCTCAACAGAACTAAATTATGGGCGGATCAAATCAATCAGTGCAAAAAGCTACGCTTCCCACAGCGGCTGATTATACAGCCAATCGGATGGCCGCTCCTTCTGTTGGATCCGAAAGGGCAGCACGTCAGAATTATGCTGCTAATTTGATGTCTGAAGGACAACTTTACGGGAAACCTGAAGCGGACAAGCGCACTGAAGCATTATTAAGACTTGCTCAAGAGGCTCTTGGAACATCCTCGACGGATAGATTTTCCCGCGCAATTACGTCTCAGCGCCAATCTTCTGCCGCATCACAATGGAACGCCATGCAAAGCCAGAGCGAGCGCGAGCAAAATGGATTTAATTTCTCTCCTGACAACCCCGAAAACTATCAGATTGCAAATGACAATAGTGAAGCCGTGGGTACTGCGGCAATGGGCGCTGGAACGGACATTTTGTCGGCGGCGATTCCTGCAGCAATGTCAATGATGGGTGGATCGGGAGGGGGATCTGGAGGGCTTGGTGGCCTGTTGGGCGGAGGAAAGGGCGCTGCTGGTAGTGCTGGAGCGGGTACAGGCGGAGGAATGACAGGAGCCATGAATAGCTTGGGCGGCGGTGGTACTAGCATGGCCTCAGGAGCTATGGGAGCCGTTGTTCCTATGGCCTTAAAAAGCCTTGGCGGAGTAAAAACTGGAACGCCTTGGATAGATAGAACGCTCAAAGGTATTAGTATTGGCGGATCTGAGGGATGGACGGGCGGTTCTTTGGGTGGCCCAACGGCATCTGGTTATGGCGCTTTATTCGGAGGAATTTTTGGGGGCTTAGACGGGGCCGTAAACGGGCCAATTTTTAGGGCCAAAACTGGAGGAAGTTCAGGTTTTGGCAGAGGATTTGATCAAACAATGTCAGGGCTTACACAAATGACTGCATAACCTAACATTTTTCTTGGGCAACCACTCAAGAAAGCATAACAACTAACAAAACGGAGGATAAAATTATGGGAGGACTATTCGGAGGTGGTGGAAACATCACTTATTCAATGCCTGCTGACAATTCAGCGGCCATGATGCAGCAAATGATGCAGATGCAAATTTCTGCAGCTAAAGAAGCAGCGGCTGCTGCTGAAAGAGCGCAACGCGAAGCGGCAATTGCCGCAGAAGATCGTAGCGCTGAACAAAAGATGCTGCAATCGACGCAAGGTGCTGCTGATACGCTCAGCAGAATGCAAGCCACACAAGGTTTGGCCGATCAAGCAGCGCTCAACAGGTATAAACAAGAGCAAGAAGCTGCAGGAATGGCGGCAACGGGCGGAGGATTTGATATCAACGCTTCTAGGAATGCCGCTTTGGCTAACTTGGGTGCTGCTTCCACTACGCTCCCCTCGACGGCTGCAAATCTCGCGGCAAATCCAGCGCTCATTAATCCAGCGCTGACTACTGCCGAATCGCTTAATACTGGCACTGGTGGAACCACTCAAAAATCGAATGTTTTCACCCTGCCAAACGCACAAAAACTAACCTTTGGAGGAGCATAATATGGGCGGATCTCGTTCAGGCCCCGGCGGGGTCTTTCAAAGGATACAGCAGCAAATGCAGCAGCAAATTAATCAGCGAAATCAGCAAGTGCAATCTATGCAGGCGCAATTGCAAGCGCAACAAGCTGCTGCCGCAAAAGCTGAAGCAGAGCGTCAAAGACAACTCAAAATTCAAGCCGAAGATGATCAAGCGCAAGCGCAACAGCTTGGTTCTGTTCAGCAGGCGCAACGCTCATTGAGCGGACTACAGACTTCACAACAATTGCAAGACACGCAAGCGGCACAACGACAAAGCATGGCAACGTCTGGATTAGGCGGCGGCGGAGGTTTTGATATCAACTCCGCTAAGATGCAGGCGCTTGGCAATGTTGCTGGTGCAGGCGCTGTGGCTGCGTTGCCGTATGCATCTGGCCCGGCAGCTTCGGGTGGCGCGGCTCCGATGGGGGTTCCTCAGGGATTGATTGCTGCCAACGCGCAAGCAGGCGGAACAAATGCCCCGCAAAATCGGTTTGCATTGCCACAAGCTCAAAATCTGACATTCGGAGGAGCATAAAATGAGTATTGTTGATTTTGTCATCGATACCATTTGCTTGGCGGTTTCTCCTGATCGTCCTGAATGGATGATTCCACTGCTTGGTTGGAAGTTCTTCAAACAAGTTGTCAATGCCGTCAGCCAACCATTCAAGAGCGCTGGTAATGCTATTGGGAGCATTTTTGGTAGAGCAGCGCCTTCAATTAGTGTTGTTGGAGGAACAAGTGCAGCACAACAGGCGGCAAATGACCAAGCACTCAAGGCACTACAGGCACAGCTTGCTGAAACACAGGCTGCTGCAGCAAGAGCAGAACAAAAGCGCATTAGAGATGCTGCAATCGCTGCAGAAGATGCATCTGCTGCCAATCTGCAAAATGCATCTATTAAAAGAGCGTCTGACACGTTAAGCAGTCTTAATACAGCACAAATCGCTGCAGATGCCTCTGCTGGCAATAGATATTCGTTAGCAATGCAAGGCATTGGAAATGTCGGAGGAGGATTCGACATTAATGCAGCGCGTCTTCAAGCGCTTTCCAATATTGGCGGTGCTGGCGGAGGGTCACTTGCGGGTGCTACTCCTTATATGGCTCCTAGCAATGTCGCCCCTGCCGTTGCTGCTGCAGCTATCAATCAAGAATCTGGCGGAAGAAATGCCAGAAGTAATCGGTTCAACATTCCATCTCAAAATCTAACTTACGGCGGAGGATAAAATATGGCAGCGCCAATGTCAGAAACAGCGGGATATTCATTTACCCCTAAGCAGTCAAAAATAACTTCTGCTTTGGAGGGTCTTTCTCCATTTACACCTGTAGTCACTCAAAATAATTTTACAAGAGACGTGGCAGGGGCGTATGCGATTGGAGACGAGAATCCAGAAGCTCCCGCTACTGCTGCGTATGGCGCTCTTCAGGCTCTTGGAGCAGCGGGATTGCAGGCTTACATGAGCAATGTTGAGCAAGAACGGGCTTTAGCTGCAGAAGAAAGAAAGCACAGCAGAGCGCTAGATATTGAACAGATTAAGTCTGCCCGTTCTTCAGATGCCGTGCAAAAACGCATTCAGTATTTGCGCGAATCTGCGGCACAACGCCTTCAGGAAGTTGGGGCAAATAAAAAGCCCCCCCGCCGCATGATTGGCGAACCTCCTACATCACCCTTTCGCGGGGGAGGAGACGCTGAGGACGAAGAAAGTTTCGATGGAGAAGATCCACTTGAGCCAAATCTTAATGAAGACCTACGAGATCTTCCACCCGTTGAGCCAGATCTTCCAACAAAAGATGAGGAGGATCTGCCTGCTGTTCAAGGGGAGGGATCACTTTTTAATCTGACGCCTCCGCCCGTATTGCCAGTAGGAAGCGATGTTCTACCCGCTGGAGCCATGCTGATTGACCCTGAACAGGCTGCACAGTTTGCCACTGCTCAGGCTGGCGGAGTTCCTCAGCCTCTTCCCGCAAGCGCAATGGGACTGCCGCTTACAAATTTAGCGCTTAGGCAAGATGGAACAGCGCCGATTACTGTCGCTTATATCCCATCTGAAACCGCTCGCCAAATGCAAGAATTACAGCAGGGAGTTCGTGATCTTGCTCCTAGCACGGCGGGAGCGCCATTGGCACAGATGGCTCCTCCGACAGCGCAATTCCCTGTTGGATTTGAGCCGGGGGCGTACGCGAATTATGATCAGGCACGACGAGTGGCAGAAATGCCAATGCCTGAGAATTACGAGCGTCCAGAAGTCTTGCCTAGGGTGGATGAACAAACTGGCGAAACCTATTTTGAAGTCATGCCGCCGAAGCCCAAAGCTCCGCAAACGGAAGCTGAGCGCCTAGCCCTTGAAAAAGCCAGACTTGAAGTTGGCAAGGCAAGAGCCGAAGCAGAAAAGCCTGCAACTACCGCTGGCGCTGATACAGATGCGGAACAAAAGCTGCGTAAGGAGTTTATTGCGTCATCCAAGGACTACATGGTTGTTCAAAATGCATGGGCTAACATCAAAAGTGCTTCGCGTATGGCAGAGTCTGGCGGCGAGGGAGCGGGAGATCTTGCGATGATCTTCAGCTTTATGAAACTGCTAGACCCCGGCAGTGTTGTCCGAGAGCAAGAGTTTGCAAACGCTCAGAATGCGGCAGGCGTTCCTGACCGTATTAGAGCGGAATATAATCGACTGCTTACTGGTGGAAGGCTTGCCCCTGATCAGCGAAAAAACTTTGTCAAACAGGGCAAGTCTCTTTTTATGGAGAGACAACGTGGTCAGAATCAGCTTACCAACATTTATAAGCGTCTTGCTGAACAATCTGGAGCGCGTCCAGAAATGGTGGCAATCGACCTGAAAACCCCCGATCCGCTTGGAGATATTGAATCACAAGTACGAGCAAAAGTTGTCGAAATGACAGGGCTGACCAAAGGAACTGATGAATACAACGCAAAGTTCGATGAATTGAAAAAGTTGTTGGCGCAAAAGAAAGTTCTAGAAGCAGAAATGGAATCCGCTATTGCTGTAGACTAACATGGCTACTGCCGAAGACATCCTGCGGGAAGCGCAAGAGGCGCTAGATGCAGAAGAGGGTCAAAAACCCCCTCTTACACCCGCTGATCAAATTCTGGCAGAAGCTGAAGACGTTGTTGAGCGTGAGCGCATGGCGCTTCCTCCTGTTGTAGCCGAAAAAGGCACTGTTCCTGAGCCTTTGACCGAAGCAGCCAAAGCAGAACCCGCCCCTCAGCTTCCTCCCAATCCAGAACCGCCAAAGGTAGAGGCAGGGAAGCCCGTTACGATTGAGCAAATGACGCGAGGCGCTGAGATCAGCGCTCCTGCCAAAGATTGGAAAGCGTGGATGCTTCCGTTCAAACAGGAAGAGCCTACCAAGGCTCCTGAAATCATTACGCAGCCAAAGGTGGAAGAACCAAAACAAGAGGTTTCAACCAAACCGCTGGATATTTTTCTAAGGCTTTCCTCCGATCAAGCTGGCTCTGAAATGGACGCCAATTTGATGGATTTGCGGGATTCTTTAAGTACCGAAGAATTGGCAGAAGCCGTCAAATTGCGGCCAGATATGCCGCTGAACGCCAAGCAGGAGCGCGAGGTCTATGACTATATTCGCCAAAATAGCGCTTGGCGCATCCCTAAAAACTCTCAGGAGTGGCTAAATCTTGGGGGCGCTGTTGGCAAATTCCCAATCGACATGGCAGTCATGTTTGGGGAAACGCTTGTTGGCGTTGGAAAAGGCGCTGCCAAAGGCGTCAGAGATGTCGCTTTGGGCGAGATTACTGGCAAGGACTACAATCTTGCATGGCAGCTTCACTCTCAGCTTCCTGTCCGCGCACGGGAGCGCGTAAACGAGCGCATTGGCGAGTATTATCCTCAAGCGGGATACACGGGTGGTGGCGTTGAATTTACTGGCAAAGAGTATCTTGATCTAGTTTTGCAGGAATACACTCCTGAGCAGCAGCAAGAGATCCTTAAAACGCAGCAGGATGTCACCGACAGGGCTAAAGCAGCGCCTATGGCTTTTGTTTCTCCTGCCGTAGACCTTCCCTACCAACTTGCCAAACTTGGTCAGAAAATGGGTGCTGGCGGGGTTGAGGGATGGGATCTTTTGAGCGAAAGCGTTGGCTTAAACAGCTACGATACAAGTTTTGAGCGCTGGAAAGCTCGCAAGAACTTTGAAGGGGCAGCATACGAGTTTGAATCGCTCAATCCAACGGCTTACCACAGGTATTTGGACTTCATTGCGCCTGCAGTGAATGCTGTTGCTACGTCTAGTATTGGCACTGTCGAAGACTATATGCGGGATTATGGATATACCCGCGAGCAAGCCATTACTGCGCGTGAAGGCGACTTAGAGGCCATGACGGTTGGAGGTCTTGAGGCCATTGCGGAAGCAAAAAAACTCATTCCTGAGATGGATCAGGACATTATGACCGCTGGCGAGATCCTTCTGCCAGAGGGATTCGGATTGGATGCGGTTGGCTACGGCATGAATTTGCTCAAATTGGGGTCATATGCGACACCCAAGGTTGCGAGCTACCTGAGATTCCGTGGGAAAACCCCCGATGAAGTGAATCGGATTTTGGCCGAAGATGCCCAAAAGCTGCGCTCAAAACAGGCGGCAACATTCGACAAGTCTCAACGTGTAACGAAAAGAGAAAAAACTGCTGTTGCGGTAGACGAATCTCTTAAACGGGCGCAAGAGGCCATTGATAGAAGCAACTTCTTTAAGAAGGTTCGTCAAGTTTCACCATATGTGGCTGGCGCTGGCATTGGCTATGGCCTAGAGCCTGATTCACCTTTGGGAGTTATCGGGGGATTGATCGGAGCGAGGATGCTTAAATCTACCCCTGAATTCATCCGAAACTACTATGAGGCGAAGCGCCTATCCGCTGGAGGTCAGGCTGGAACATTTGAAACGATGTCTAAGCTCCGCCGTGACCGTCAGGCAGGCAAAGGTGCTCCTAGGGCAGAAGGCGGAGAGCCGATTAAAGCAACGCCGATTAAGGGCGGCTTGAGCGACAGGCTAACAGCTTCTGGTGGCAAGCGCTTAGACAGCATTATTGACAATACCAGAGAGTATATTCGTGCAGGCGTTGAGCCGACTCTCGTTGGATTGGCCGTTGGCATTGCGGACTCTCAAGATTCTGAAGAAATGGCCGCTATGTTGGGACAGGGGTTGCTGTGGTCTAGCTTAGGTCGCACACAAACGCGCCTGATGAACAAGGTTTTCGGGATGGATGATCCTGTTTTCGATGCACGGCGCAGGCGGAAAGAAGATTCAGACGCTTGGAAGGCTTACCAAGACCTTAATCCCACTGACCGAGGCAACGTGGATGCCATGACGGATTGGCAAGTTGTCATCAACAACCAGCAACAGCGCGTTGATCGGGCCGCTCAAGCTGCTCAAGCTGCTGCTGCAAGCAATAATCCTCAGCTTGCGGAGGTGGCACAGAAAAATTTGGCGAATAACCAACGTGCGTTGGAGCGCATGAAGCGGGCAAACGTCCAAACACGCAATGAATTTGGAAGGCAGTATCTGCTAACGCTCGCAGGAATTCATAATCTAGCCAACGGCGGATTTGTTCGCGGCCAGAACAATGTTGGCATTCGCCTGTTAAGCACACAGCAAATTTACGATCATCTACGCGCTAAATATCCTGACGCTTCTGATGCTCAACTTGATACATATGCACAGCAGGCTGGATTTTATGATGGAACTATAGATGACACTGTCATTTCTGGAGGAATTCCTAAATTTAGTGGCCCGAAAATCGTCATGGATGACGCCAAGCCTACTATGGTCATCAATACAGATGCCGTTATTCGCCGCATCAATAGTGGGCAAGATCCTTTGACGGCGCTCAGGCATGAGGCTGGACACCATTTAAGCAAAATTCCTGAGTACCAGCAGTTGATGGCTGAGCCGTATCGTATTCTTTTTAAGGAACAAATTAAGAATGGTGACGGTCAGGTGGTTGCTGAAGTTGGCGAAGGATTAACTGAAGCAGAATTGTCCGATCTTTACGTGAATGTATATGCAGGCACGGCTTCTAATCCTGAGTTTTTTATAAATGCAGTTGCCCAAAGAGATCCTGTCAGCAAAGAAATACTGAGAGATCCGCAAACAGGCCAAGTATTAATCGATCAGAAAGAGGCCGCAGCTAAATTGCGCGAGGAAATCACGGCAGATTTGGCCGCTGACAGCATGAGCCGAGTTTTTGGGAAGGCTCCCACTCCTGCAATTCAGGTTATTTTTGACAAGGCTAATCTAGCATTCAAGAGAGCCAAGTTTGAAACTTTGGCAAAGAAGCTGTCTTCCATGAAGCGCCTTCTTAATATTCCTGACTCTCAGGATATTATCTCAGACAATAGCGGAGCTAGATTTACTCCCGAAGTTCAGTTGCTGGCGCGTGAAGCTCTTGAAGCCATGATTGATTTGCAGGGGCAAATTAGTCCTCTTACCAAGGGCAAGCAGGCTCCTAGAATTACACGGTCTGAACTGGTTAAAAATAAAGCGCTTCTAGAGACGTTTGGAACGTATAGTCCGCTGCCTGTTACCGAAGTTCAGGCTCAAATTATCGGGCCTGATGGCAATGCAATTGGCTCCCCACAAGTGCTGTCAGGGCCAATGGTCTATGAGGGATCTTGGGACATTACTGATGCTGGAGCACAGCAAAGCAACGGATATGGGCCGCTGTCTTCAGAGATCAACATCCAAGGCATTCCAGTAGGCAGCAAGGTTATTGTCGCAAGACAGATTGCGGTTCAGCCAGACGGGGTAACGCCTAAGTTCCATCAACCCAAAGAGGCGAAGCGGATTCTAAAGCAGCGCAATAAAATCATTCAGGAAGCACTAGACACCCCTGACTATGGCGCTCCCAATCGTTTTGATCCCACCAAAGAGGGCGGAGAAACGTATCGCGGAACCCTAAGTCCTCTGCAGATTGAGGCTATTAAAAGCCTTCCCGAAACGATTCTACCGAAAAGCATTAAGGACGTTATTCTAAATATCAATGACTCCTTGGTTCGCAACGATGGCTCGCGATATCTCATTAATTATGCCGCGATGATGAATGAGAAAGGTGAATATGAAGCATTTTCACCGAAGTATTATGATCTTGTTCCTATTGGACTAATGATGTCCAAAGCTGGAAACTTCCTTTTCACGGCAATTTCAGTAGGGCGGATGTATGATAAACTTGATGCATGGGCCGACAGAATGCCTGCACGTCTGATGCCTTGGAAAGGCAGCAAGCAACAATTTTGGAGCGAATTTGCTAACAATTATTTGTATAATTGGCAGCAGGGATTGCCCGGCAGCGGGTATACTGAAAGTGGACAAATTGCTGGCCCTAATGCCAAGCCGCTTGATGCAGATCCACAGATTGCGGCGATGAAGCGAAACGTCTTCAACGATTTTCTTAATCTATTTGATACGTCTACAGAAGGCGCTAATCCTGACAGGACAAAGGTTCCGAGAAAAAAAGGAGATCCCCGCGATTTGAATATGGACAGGACGATTATGTCTGTCCGTATTGATCACATCGCACAAATTGCTCCAACATCTTTCCCGAAAATGCCAGTTGCCTATGGTCTGGCAAAAGCCAACTTCATGCCACAGCGTGAGGGCGGCATTCGTCAGCCTGAAACAGTTGAAGAGCAGGGATTCAGGATGTCTGGAGAGCAGCGCGAGCGCCTGA